GCATCAGAAGGCATCTGAAACATATATTTCACCATATTCTTATATGGAATCTCAAAGAGACATTTTTTATCCTCTTCTTTACCTGGCAAGAAACCGATTTCTCTTGTCTGAACCAATGATCTTACAATATAAATCTTCTCATAAGGAGTTCTTTCATCTAAGACATCTTTGAGTGCCTTATAAAGAAGACAAAATGTTTTTCCAGATCCTGGAACTCCGTGAGCAAAAATGTTTTTTCCTTCATCATAATGCTTAAATAGAAGTTTTTGATTTTCGGTAATTGGTTCAATATTAATTAAGTAATCTGAATTGATAGGTTTTTTTCTTTTCATCTGCTTTGCCGTGAGTCCAACCCCGATAGGTTGCTCTGCAGACGACCTCTTTCTTCTTGCCATAATTGTTTAGATTTTTTTTACTTTTGATCCAGGCATTTTGCCAGCACGACCTAATACTTCATTCCATCCAGGATGCTTATTGGCGAGTTTATCTTTCCACTCACCCACCTCTCCTGGAGAAGGGCAAGTAGAAGGATCAGACCAATCGCGTATCCATTGTGGATTATCTTTCTTCCATTGATCCCAGTCGTGGACACTCATTTCGACTTCTTTTTGTTCGCCAGTTATTTTATTCACTACAGGGTATGTTGACATTTCTATAAATTCAATACATTTTTATTTAGATGTTCCAATCAATATCACCACCAAGTGCCTCATAGCAAATGGGAAATTGTTCACTAAAGATTTTTTTACATTCTTTGGCAATGTCCATATGCTCTTTTTGAGTGCCAGATTTTTCACGAAGTGCAATATAAGTAATCCAAGACCTACAACTACCACTCATATAAATGCGTGTAGGGGTCGCCAGAGGCAGTACAAACCGCGCACACTCCTTTGCAATGCCTTCATCAAGCATCTTCTTATAAAGCGCCATAGCGTCTCTGAAGTGGTCCTGAATGAGCATCTGATATTTCTGTATCACAAATGGATCAATATCATCAATAGAGTTTTGACGATTCTTTGTATCTTGACGACGAAGATCGGGAAGAGGAATTGTATCGCTCAAAAGAGAAGAATCTGCATACCTTTGACTGAACTCTTGAAATGTGAAACTTCTATGTCGGAGAATCTGTGCGGCAAGACCTCTAGTAGTTTCAATTTCTAAAGTCATAAAACTCTGCTCAAACACAGACCAGTGATTGTGTTTGATACAATAAGACAATAGTTTTGCATAGTTTGGGTTTTCCTGATTATTTGGATTCGACACTCTCGCAACATATGCCATTGTCTTTTCTGCATCAGGAGTGACACTGATTAATTTTACATTCATTTGTCTGCAAATCCTTTATAATTTTGTTTCTCTATTTCGGCAATTTGTTCTTTAACGGCACGAAGTTGCCCCTTCATTTCTTCTATTCTTTCTTTCTCATAAAGATGATCTTGTTGAATCAATCTTTCAAGTAACTTAACAAGTTTTTTTGCCCTACTAGTTTCAGTCATCATCATCCTCGAACATTTCATCATAAGACAATTCTCTTGGATGATTGTTCTCATATCGATAAGACTCTACATCAGAATAGATTTCTGCCTTGAGAGAATCGATAAGTAATTCCAAATTGCGAATAATTAATTTAAGTCTATCTTTATTCATAAGATCATTAAATCTCCCAGTACATTTTACATAAAAAAAGAGGGGAAGTCAAGTCCCCTCTGATGTTAATAAATTCTCAAACCATTCTCTTAAGTGAATAAGATAACAAGACCAATATTTACAACCTCGATATGTTAATTGATAACAGGCAGGAGGTCTATTGTCCTTGTCCATATCATCATAATGATATGTATAGTTTTGCATTAACTTATTTTCCGGTTTTAGTTTTACACTGACCAATTTGACACAGTGCTGCCTGATGCTTTCTTTGCTCTTTTTGTTTTTGTTCTTTAATCATTTGAAGAACATTGAGTTTCTGCATCATTTGTTCCCCTCTTTTACAAACTTAACTCCGCGATATGCTTCGTTATATTGTTGAGGTTGTTGCTGTGCTTGTGCCTGTTGTTGACGAAGATCGGTGTCATACTGGACACCCCTATATGTAACCTTTGCCATAATTGCCTCCTAAAGAAATGAAAATTAACCTTTAACCATTATGGTTGATTAGTTTCCCGTTCCTTTGGAAGGTTTGCGTCTACAGAGCACTCTTCTTTTGTTACTTGCTTCAATTCCCAAATTAAATCATTTTTGATTCTTGGGGATAATTGTGGGTGGTCATTAATGCGACCTGCAAGTACAGAAACCTGAAGACAGGTTAGTAAAAATGCTTCCATAGATAAACGATCCGTTTCGCCTTCCTACTTGCGTCGGGTTTCCCCGATGAACGTATGAGTAGTATAGCACACTCATAGGTATATAGCAATTTTATAGTGTATCACATAATACAATTTAAGATTTTCTTCCCTTTTTGCTCTTGGCAGGTTCGGGATTCCCCCAAAGTTTTGGATTAACTCTTCCTTCAGTTTGATTCATTGTTACAAAATCTTTTTTATACTTATCATAATAATGATCAAATATTTCTACAGATTTAGATGCAGCAGCAATATCATAATGAGATACTTCCCCTAGAATATATTCCACAAGAAATGAATTATTGGGAAGTGTTCTATCTTCTGATAGGGAAGGATCACAGTCTTGATGTATAACCTTCATTAACTTCTACCACCCCACTTAATATCGGGGTATGCCTCAGAGACAATATTCTTAGTGATTTTATATTTTTCCTCAAGTTTTTTATCCTTGACCAAACAAAGAATCTCTGCCTCAAGAGGATGAAGTCCTTCAAGAATATTAATAAACATTGTTTCTCTACGAAGAGAACTCAGTCCATCATTACCACCTTTTACAAAATTATAAAACTTTTTATATTCCTTACGAATTGATGATCTCCCTTGATCTTGTGAACCAATCGAATTGGAATTGAGTTCATTCATTTTTATAATAGAATCTTCAATCTTCCCAGAAAGAGTTCCACTCAAGGAACTTTGTTCTTGTGCAGATGCATAAGGAACTTCTCCTGGGGGAAGAAGTGAAATTACAGTCTCATCAAAGTTCCAGATGAATAGACTTTTAAGTGAAGGATGCTCAAACTTTTTAAGTGCTTCTATTTTTTTTGCATTACTTCTTTGCTTAGAAACAACCTGCAATACCTCAAAGGTAAATGGATTTGTAGGAAGATCCGGAATTGCAGTTTGCTTTGTTTGTGTTTTCTTTTTTGTTGCTGTCGTTGTCATAATTTGCACAATATTGAATGCTTATTTTAATATTTATTGATGAAGATTAGTCCTCATCTTCTTCCATTTCAAAATCACCATCAAAATATCCTTCCTCAAATCTTACTGAAACGATTTCTTGATCAATCAAATCCCCATCCTTATCATAAAACTCTGGATGATATGCAATTTGCTTCGGACCTTCTTGGTGAACCATCATATATTCTCTTGCAGTCCAACCAATAACCACTCCCACTATAAGAAATAAAATTGTTAAAATTGAACCAAAAACTAAACTAGTTACTAACATTTTTTTCTCCGGGAAACTACTTTTTCTTCCTTGATTTTAAGGAAAACTCAAAATAGATGTTTACTTCCCGATTGAGAAAGCAAACCATCTTGTCCAAAATAAAGTGAAATGGTTGGGTTTGCTTTCTTTTACCTCCATTGATTATAAAATCAACACCACGATTTATGTGGTTTTCATCACTATTTATATCAGGATTTAATGAGTTGTTGGGATTTGAGGAATTGAATTGTGTCAACAGATCCTCCTATTTTTTCATTATTATACATTACTTGTGGGAATGTAGAACCTTCACCAAACTTTTCATAAAACTCTTCTTTGGTGAAATCTTCATTGAGATTATACTCCACATATTTGTTTCCTGTCAACTCTAATACCTGTTTGACCTTGTAGCAGAAAGGACAGTTGTCTTTTGAGTATACTGTAAAATTCATAAGTATTATAAGATTTACATTAATTTATATAAGAAAAAAGGAGGGTGGTTTTAATCCTCCTTTATTATAGCACAATAGAAATTAAAATTTTATCAAGACCGAAAAATTATCAAGCAGCAAAAATCCCCACAAACTCCTCAGGTAAATTACAAGACTCTACGAGCGCCACCATCTCAGTGATTAGATCTGCAGGAACTGTAGTTGCATTTTCAATTGCAGTCCAGGTGTTCTCAAAGTCCTTATAGTTTCCAGATTCAATGAGAAGCAAAGTAGCAGGAAGAGCAGTAGCAGCAACAGGTGCAATAGTCATCAGTTCACCAACAAAGGTGTTGAGATTAGTAGAAGCAACTGCAGTTTGCTTAAAGGTATTCCAGTCAGGTGCTCCAGGCATCTCGGGCATTGGTTCTGGTTCTGGAATAGTTGCAACAATATCATCCCATTCATTTTTTTGAATAATTTCAAGACCAGGAGTTACCTCAGTGACTAATGAACTATCATCAGTAGTGCTTAGGCAATAGTCAACTCCACGATCATCTTGAAGCCAAAACTGAACTCGCAAAGGACCTTTTACGAATTGTGTGGGGTGGGTTTGTAACGGTCCATTTTACCCGACTTCAGTAAGGAACTTTCCATCTCTTACCCAATAATACTTTAGATATTGCATTGTTCTATAAAATCTTATGAGATTCTTTTATTATTTAGCAATCTTCCATTGATTACCATTAAGTCTAGATTTGAATTTTTATAAAAACTTATAGCATCTTCTTCTGTTTCAAGAATTGGTTCTCCATTACCATTTAAACTTGTATTTAATAGAATTGGAACTCCTGTTATTTCATAAAATTCCTTAACCAAGTTATAATAATGTGAATTAGTTTCTTGATTAATTGTTTGAAATCTTGCTGAACCATCAATATGAGTTATTGCTGGGACTTTATCTGGTTGTATAACAGGTGCAGTATAAAGCATAAAAGGACTTGAGATTGGAAAATTAAACCAGTACTTATAATGTTCTTCTAATACTACTGGAGCAAATGGGCGAAACCATTCACGATTTTTGATTACATTATTAATTAATTCTCTGTTATGGTAGTTTCTTGGGTCAGCAAGTATTGAACGATTACCAAGTGCTCTTGGACCAAATTCACTTCTTTCTTGAAACCATCCTATAATTTTCCCTTTTGATATTTCATTTGCTATAAACTTATAATCAGGTTCTTCACAATCATAATCTCTTCCAGTATAACAAATATCTTTTGGTTGATAAGAATGTCTTGGTTCATTTAATATGTGATGTGCGACATAAAGTGCAGAACCAACAGAAGTTCCATCATCACCACAAGCAGGGAAGTGATGAATATTTTTGAATTTTGAATTTAATACAATCTTTGAGTTTGCATTACAGTTTAAAAACGAACCCCCCGATAGACAGAGATTTTTAGATTTATCTTCTAATTCATCAATGACTTTGAGAACTTGTTCCTCAAATATTTTTTGTGTTGTTGCTGCAACATTCATTTTATCTTTGATATTATTTGGATAATATTGAAAGTCAAAATCAATTGGTGTTCCGTAGGAAGAAAGTCCCATCATTGTTCCTGCTTTATGAAGTGCTGGACCTAATCCAAGTTTTTCTGTGACTTCTCCATAAAGAACTCCAACCATTATTCCTGGACAATATTCTGCTGTTAGTTTATTTCCATTTCCATAAGCAATCAAAGAATTTGCTTCAATTTTTCCCATACTACAATCCATACTAAAACAATATGAATTCTCATAAGGACTTGTATAATAAGCAGAAGCGCAATGTGCTAAATGATGTGAAATGATAAAAGTTTTTATTTTCTTTCCTTTAATCTCAAAAAAATCTTCTACTACTTGATTTCCAAAAACCTCTTGCTTAAAGTCATTGGTTGCAATGTAATCAATTTCATTAATTGATGTATTTGATGAAGATAAGATATAATCAATTACATCTTCATTAAATCCAGATTGTTTTTTTATTTTTGTTATTCTTTCTGTTGCTATTGCTGATATTAGTTTTCCATTTTTTATAATGCACACAGAACCATCATGTCCGAAGTTCAATCCCAAAATCACAGACATAATCAATTTACTCCATAAGTTTCTAAAAGTTCTTTGTCTTCTTCCTCTTTAGTTATTTATCAAAATTCCATATTTTTGTGAAAGTTCATGATTTTGTTGTTCCATTGTTGGAAATCCTTTTACAGTCGCCCAACATACAATGCTATATCTTTGTCCTTTAGTAACTGGTTCGACGCCATGCCTGTAGTGGTGATTTGATGGAAAACAAACTAACATTCCAGGTTCAGGTCTTACACGGACTTTGAGTTCTGGAAAAACAAAATCTCCACCTTCATAATCGTCATTGAGATATAAAACCATTGACAGATCACGGTCGGTAGATTTTTTCCATATCAACTCACCGTCTGGAGTTTGCCATAATGACTCACCATCAACATGAGGAGAGTAATGTCCTCCAACTCTATAAGAAAGGATC